TTATTATGCCTTGATTGGAATAAAGTTACCTGATTATGAACGTCCCAAAAGTTTTGAAACTTGTAAAAGTATTTTTCTTAGTGATGCAAGTAAACTAAATTTTAAAGAAGTAGATATAAACGAAAGAGAGCCTAATGATGTCTTGATAATGAAGATATGGACAAAAGAACCAATGCACGGTGCTGTTCTTTTAAAAAATGATATGATACTACATCAAAAATTTGAGTCTGTGAGTTGTTCAGAGTACTTTAACCATTATTATAGAAAAAGAACTGTAGGGTGTTTTAGATATGCAGCATAAGATTCTGCTGCTAGATGAATTAGGTGAGAGATGGGGTAAAACTCATGTGTATCATAATTTGAGATCACCTAGTGAAGCATTGAAGTTACTTTATATAAATTATCCTGACTTAAAAAAATATTTTGCTACTGCTCATGAAGATGGGATAGGTTTTACAGTTGTGCAAGCTGGTGAGTTTTTAGATTATGAAGATTTAGTTTTGCCTTTAGGACAAAATGATTTAGTTATCACACCTGTTATTTCTGGAAGTGGTGGTGTAGGTAAAGCATTAGCTGGTGCTGCAATGGTAGGTTTGGTTGTCCTTTCTGCTGGTGGTGCTGCTGGTGCTACAGGATTTTTTAGTAAAATTGGGGCTGGTTTAAGTGCTGTTGGAACTGGTGGCTTTGCTGCTGGTGGCTTTGCTGGTGCTGGAATTATAGGCAAGTTAGGAGTAGGTCTTATTCTTATGGGAGTTTCAGATATGATTTCCCCACAACCACAATTACCTGATTTTGATATGCAAGCACCTTTATCAGGTTTTACTGGTGGTGCTGGTGGTATTACAAGAGGGTCTAATGGTTCGGAAAGTTATGGTTATACAGGAGCAGCAAATACTGTAGGTATTGGTAAAACTATTCCTGTTGTTTATGGAAAAGCTTTAGTTGGTGGTCATATTTTAAGTACAGATATAGAAATAGCACATGATGCAAACCCTTTAATGACATATATTAGGCCACCTAATTTAAATTCTGTCCGTTTTAATGGAGAAAAATTAGAAGGTAAATATACAAATGCTGGAGGAATTACGGCAAGAAGATATAATGGCACAACTAGTAATGCTAAAGGAACAGAAAGATATTTAACTTCTGATAAGGTAATAGATTTAGAAGAAGAAAAAGAACAACATATTGTAGATATAGTAGGAGAATCAACTGGAAATACTAATGTAAAAAGATTTCAAATACTTTTTCAAGTTAGTGGTTTACTTGATTTTGTAGGAGAAGAAGGAACAACAAGAATTGATGGGTTTATTACTTATGCAATAAAGATAAAAGAAAAAAGTGAAGGTACTTTAGTTTTAAACAGCCAATCAACTATTCAAGGGTTAACTACAAAAAACCAAGATTACAGTTATATTGCAAAACTACCTTATCAAAAAATATCAGGTAAAGATAACTATAAAGTGTCTATAGAAATTATTGATACTGGAGTGGCTTTTGATAAAGCATCTCTTATTATAAAACAAGTAGGATATAACTTGAAAAAGAAGTAATTATGCCTTTAAATTCAACGTCAGTTATTAAAGTTGTTGATCTTTTATGTGAAGGACAAATTGAGGGTATTGTTGGAGGAAAAAAAGGTATATTTTTAAATGAAACACCAGTAAAAAGTCCTAACAAAAAAGCTGCAAATGTTCCTAAAAAACATTTTAAATTTGAGTTAAGAGAAGGGACAAGAACTCAAGCACAATTAAAAGATTATCAAACAGGTGGTGCATCAAATTTAACTAACATTTCAGAAGAGATAGGAGAAAATTACAGTGAAACTGTAAATGATAAAAATAAAGTAACAGAAAGAAATTATGGTGCAGGTAAAAAGATAATACAAATAACAGATTCACAGACAACATCCGTAGAATTTTTGTTTACAATTCCATCATTGTTTTGCACTGCAATGGAAGGTATTGCAAGAGGACAACTTTTTAATGCAAAAGTAAGAATAGAAATTCGTTTGAAATCAAAAGGTACTGGATTTAATGTAGTATTTGATGAAACTTTTGAAGGTATTTCAACTTCCGAATATCAATTTAAAACACCACCAATAGATTTAACAGAAGATGCTGAAGGTAATGAGCTTCAAGCACCTTTTACAATAAGAATTAGAAAAATTACTTCAGACAAAATAAAAGGACAGACTGGTGAAGAAGATTATGAAGTAAAGAACACTGATTTTGAAGATATACCTAAAGATACAGCATTGGAAGGTACTAGAGGAAATAGAGTGTTTCTTACATCAATGATTGAAAGACAAGATTTTAAAAGTCGTTATCCATATACAGCTTGTGTAGGTTTATCTATATCAACAGAAGCCTTTTCATCTTTACCCACAAGAGCATATTTAATAAAAGGATTAAAAGTAGCTATCCCCCACAACGCAACTGTAAGAGATGATGGGAGTTTAGAATTTAATGGAGCGTTTGATGGAAGTCTCTTACAAGATGAAGATGGTAACATTTTAAAACGCTGGACAACTTGTCCTGTTTGTATTTTCTACGATATGCTCACAAGTACAAAACATGGGGCAGGGGATTTTATTAAAGAAGCAAATACAAGTTGGGTTGATTTATATCCACTTGCTCAATATGCAAATTATCAAGTAGATACTTTAGAAGGTAAAGAGCCAAGATTTGCTATAAACACTGTCATAGGCGCACAAAATGACGCATACAAGGTCTTACAAAACCTTGCTAGCACATTTAGGGGTATGACATATTGGGCAGCCAATACCGTTAATGTAGGAGCAGATCATGGTAATTTAGATCCTGACGAAGATGTTGACCCTGTTCATATTTATAATAATGCAAATGTTATTGATGGTGTATTTAATTATTCTGGATCGTCTTTAAAAACAAGATCAACTTCAATAAGAGTAAGATATAACGACCCAGATAATTTATACAAACCTAATGTGGTTGTTGTCGAAGATTATGAGTTGATTACTAAATATGGTTATCAGACAAAGGATTTAGTTGCTTTTGGTTGTTCTTCTAAATATCAGGCAGAAAGATTAGGAACTTGGATGTTGAAAAGTGAAGAGCTAGATGCAGATGTTGTAATTTTTAAAACAGGTCTAGATGGTTTGGCTGTGTTACCTAGCCAAGTTTTTGCAATAGCTGATGAAATGAGGGCTGGAACTAGATTAGCTGGTCGTGTAGGCTCTGGTTCAACTACTTCTCATATTGTCGTAGATCAAGATTACACCACTGTTTTAACTAGCATAGATTCTTCTACAGATTTTATAAGTCTGACTTTAGCTGATGGAACAGTTGCTAAATGTGCGATTAATGCGATTACAACTGATGGAAGAATACAAGTGGTTAGTAATACAGCACCATCTTCAGCACCGTTACAAAATTCTGTTTATATCATAGAGAGAAGTACAGTACAAGCTCAAAAATTTAGATGTATTGATGTGATAGATAATAATGATGGGACTTACACAATAGAAGGAGTGCAGTTTAATGATTCAATTTATAGAATCGCTGATCTCAATACAAAATTAGATTTTACCGATATTACTGCATTTGATGAAACTCCGACACCTCCTGTCAATTTACAACATACAGTAATTGTCACTAACACAGTTTAACCATGTCTAGTAAAGCAATTTTTAGTTGGTCAAGAGGTACAAATGGCTCTAGTGTAAGTTTTCTTGTTGAATATCAAATTGGTAACGGTGATTTTATAAGTACCAGAACAACTAAAACAAGTTTTGAAATAGATAATTTATTACCTAATGCACAAGTCACTTTTAGAGTTGCTTCTGTTGGAATTGCTCCTAATGATAAAACATCAGCTTTTTCACAAACAACAATAACAATACCAAAAGCATCTATTCCATCTACAACTTCGCCTGTTGTTCCAACAGTATTATTACCACCAGACCCTACAAATGTATCTGTAGAAGCTACAACAAAAAATGAAGCGATTGTTAAATGGAATATTCCTACAACTTATACAGGTAATAAAGAAGAATTAGTTGCAATAATTAGACATTCAGCTTTAACAGATGGTACTGGTGTTTGGCCAGATAGTAGTTTGCTTAGAGAAGTTGCTGCTGTTACTGATTATTTAATTGTTCCATTAATGAATGGAGAATATTTAGTTAAATTTAAAGATAAAGAAAATAATAAATCTGCAAATGCTACAAGTGCTGTCATAAATTTACCCGATGAATTACCAAAATTATTAGTTCAGACAACAAGAGAAGATCAAGGAGCAGCACCTTTTGCTGGTCAACGTAATGACTGTTTATATTCAGATGAATTTGATGCCCTAGTTCTAACTACAACGGATCTTATAGACGACATAGCTGATTTTGAACAAGGCTATCTGCAAAATATAGATTTTGGTAATACGCTAAAAAATTCAGGTGAATATTTTTTTGAAAATACTGTTGCACTTGACGGTATATTTACTGTTCAATTCAATAGGATTTTAAAAATGAGAGGTCTGTACCCAAATGACTCTATTGATTTACATTTAACAAATATTGACCAATGGAGTGATTTTGATGGTGATTTACCAGATGAAACGAATGGAATACTGAAATTTAGAAAAAGTAATGATGCTGCAAGTGATGACGAAATACAAGATGAAAATAGTGAATTTTTATTATTAGAGGATGGCAACAAGTTCGATCAAGAAGATTCAACAACTTACGGTGATTTTGTACCACTAGAGAATGGAAGATAT